GTGCTTGTTCATACCCAGCAAGTTGAGCCATATATCCAAACATATCATTCTCTGCTAGTGTACCATCTTTAAACTTCTTAAAGGCATAACCAGAAGCTGTCTTGATATCTACTACCTCACCATCAATAACACAGTCCATGTGTCCTTTGATACCAGATACTTTGATTTCTTTCTGTTCATCAGTAACTGTATGTCCAGATAGCTTGATAAGAAATATAACTATCTCTTCAAGTAAATGTCCATATAAAAACTTAATGAATAAAGAAGGTGGCATCCTCTCCGGAGTACCTTCTGACTTCATATCAAACCAAAGTTGTCGTGACTTCCTACCTATGTTAGACATACGTAAGGTTGCATCACCTCTTGGTTCAGGATGAGACCACTTGTAAAGTATCTCTTTCATAGACTCACCAAACTGTTCAATGCTGTCTGGGTCTAGATCAATGTGCTCACCATCAGCAAGTACACCTATCTTATTATATATATCTTCGACTAATGTGTCAAGGGTTTTTGTTTTATTTTTAGAAATTAAATTCGCCTTGTTTGGCATTAGCTACCTCCTGTATAATAGTTTTATTTTTTCTAACGTGTGGCATGTAATCTTGTTCTTCCCATGTTTTAATACTGTGACAGTTTTGACAACGTACTTCACACTTTCTTATTTCATTAAACAAATCTTTAATATACTGTCTATTTTTTATTTTATCAGTAGGGGTAATACGACATACTAAAGTGCTCATGTTAGCTCCACTTTTAGAAGCATCTAATAATATTGTTTTATCTTCTCTTACTTTATGGTCAAAGCAAAGTGCTTTTGGATGTTTATTGTAACCACAATCTATACATCCTTTACTAAGTTTATATTTATTAATCCGTCTGTATCTATTATCACGAAGATATTTTCTGTATTCATCACTAGTGAGTGTCACTCCAATTACCTCCTACTTTATATTCGCCATCCATTGGACAGCGTAGATTAAAATGTTCACCTGCTTCAATAATACTTTTAACTGCCATGTCTCCAACAAAATCTGCTTGGGATTCTTTGACTTCGATCTGCCATTCATCATGGATGTTAGCAACAAATCTATAATCAATAGTATTAAGTCTTAACAAACTATCTAAGTTGACTAATGCTTTCTTCATTAAGATTGCACCTGCTCCTTGAAGTAGTGTGTTCAAAGCTGAGTGTTTGTTTCTTATGTACAGCTTTCTACCATCTAATCCTTTGAGGTAATTTTTTGTAGCTGCTCTGTCAACTCGTTCCTTAAGAGATTTATATGTTGGTAGACTACTAAGAAAGCGTTCTCGCAACCTCTTACCTTCTGCTCTGCTTCCTTTAATAATGCTTCCAATCTTCTCATCTCCTGCTCCGTAAACGAGGGCGTAGATGAAAGTTTTTGCCTGATCTCTTGATTTAAGTCCAGCAAAGTTTTGGTTAGCTGTGTGAATGTCTCCATTAATAATTTCATTTATGTACTCCTTATCATCCATGTAATGTGCTAACATGCGTAGCTCTAGTCCACTGGCATCTACACCTACAAGCTTGTGTCCTTCTGGTACAGTCCAACAGGCTCTACATTCTTTACCATACGGACTGTGAACAGATGGAACTTGTGCAACGTTAGGATTTCTGTGTGTCATTCTTCCGGTAATCGTACCGTTAGGAATAACAAAGCCATGTATTCTACCATCATCCTTAACAGCTTCTACCCATGAATCAATCTGAGCTATACGCTTTTGCAGTAGTAAAAAGTCTGCAATAAGTTTTGCTTCGTGGATATGAGTTATCTTAGATAATGTTTTCTCATCAACAATAGGCTGACCAGTAGGTGTAAATCTATCTGGCTTCCAACCAAAGTCAATAAGATATTCTCCAATCTGTTTACGAGAACCAAGATTAAACTCTTGTAAAGTTTGTCGCATAAAAGGATTGAAGTTATTGGTATCTAAACATCGTTGATATTCTTCATCAGTGAGTCCACGCTTAGATAGATTACCATCTTTTTTAATGTAAGGTATAACTTCTTTTGTGTCTACCCACTTAGGTTTAAACGTTTCATGTACCTCTGATTCAATCAGTTGTTTCTTTTCTCTAAGCTCTGCTAATAAACTAAGTGCTGACTGCATATCAAAAGCAAAACCATCTTGCTCCTGTTGTTTCATAATCTTAGCTATGCCTTGTTCAATCTCAATAGACTGAGGTGAAAAACCTTTTGACTCTTTGCGAAGTTCTTGTAGTACTCTAGTGTTTAACTGTACATCCCGTACACAATAGTTTAACATGTCAGTAGAGTAATTAAGATAATCTTCAAACTCAATCTTTGGATAGCCTAACTTGTATCCCCAAGTCTCAAGACTGTGACCACCATCACGTGTTGGATTAAACAGTCTGGATAAAACTAAAGTGTCAATAAGTTTTTTATCACTAAGATCAACTCCTCCAAACTTTTCCACAACTGGAATATCAAATCCAATAATGTTGTGACCAATCAGTCTATCTGCTGTAGTAAGAAACTGATATCCTTCTTCTAACTTGTTAGGTGGGAACTTAAATATCTCACCTGAGTCAGGATTCTGGGCAACGATACACCATACTTTAGTAGCATGGATATCATCTGTTTCTATATCAAATACTAAATCCATTAAAAGCCTTCATCCCCAGAGTTATCAAACTCTATGTCCTCGTTAGTTAATTCAGATAGTCTGCCGGTCTGTGCATCGTAGATAACTCTAGCTGCCATACCTACATCGCCTGTATATCTTGATTTAAGTACACGTAGTTTTGTAGTCCTAGCTTCATCAGGGTCATCTGATTGTTGGTTACGTTCTAATGCAATCACACAATCTGATAGCTGACCAATACTGTTAGAGCCACGTAGATGAGAGAGACTTACTTCAATTCCATTCTCGTGTCCTTTGTTTCCATCGACACGTCTAAGATGTGATACAAGTATAATCCCTGCACCTGTTTCTTCAACTAAACTTCTAAGCCTAGTCATAATAGAATCAATGGCTCGTCTCTCATCACCTTCATGCACTGCACTTACCAACATGTGCAAGTGATCTACAACCACCCACTTACAGTCACATCCAATAATCATAAAGCGAAGCTTAGTAAAGATATCATCAATGTCGTTAGTGCCAAAGTGGGAATGAACCCATACTCTGTTTTTATTGTCACCATCGTACAAGATGTCAAACATCTTATCAAGTTCTTCTTTAGAAAACTTCTCACGTTCTTGGTCAATGTATAGCCTAGCGTTAGCTTCAATAGAAAGTATACCATCAATGGTACGTCTCCAATCTTCTTCTAATGCTATGATACCTACGTTGTCCTGTGTTTGTTTAACAAGCCAATGCTCTATCTCTCTGGTTACACTAGACTTACCAAGACCTGTTCCACCTGTAAGAGTTACAAGCTCACCTTGTCTCAAGCCATACAGCTTTTTGTTGAGTCCTTCATAAGGATAAGGTATGCTTTGTTTCTTCTCACGATTATGAAACTTCTCACGTTGCTCTGTGACATTGATAACACCAGAAGGTGTATAGACTTTAGCAGACCACCAAGATTCAACAAAATCTTTGTGTCTGTTTTCACGAAGCATATCGTTAGGGTCTTTGAACCCATTGGGAAGTGTGAGTATCCTAGCCTTACCCGGCTTGAAAAGTCTTGCAACTTTTACTGCTGCATCCTTTCCTGCTTTATCGTTATCAAAAGCAACGATCACGTTTTCAAAGTCGTCAAAGAACTCCAAGCTTTCTTTGATGTCTCTTACTGCACCTTGTGCTCCACGCTTGATGGATACCACAGCCCACTTACTACCAAGTAGTTCGTAAGCTGCCATAGCATCACACTCTCCTTCAACGATAGTTAGATACTTGCCACCTTCTTTAAAAAGCTGTTGACCAAACAAGCCAACGCCATTAGGTGAAACATCATAAGAGAATTTTTTATCTCTGACATATCTAATCTTATTAGAAGTAAGTTCGTTATTAATATAGAGAGGATAGATGTGTTGAGCTAACTGTCCTGAGTTGTCGTATACAACTTTAACTCCATATTTCTCTGCTGTTTCTTTAGAAATATTTCTATCAGAAAGTTTTGCGAAGACTCCACCATGAGCATTCAGCTCTCTGACTGTATCTTTCATAGTAGTCTCCACAAGTTTCTCAGCAGTAGCTGTTCGATTGTCTACTCCTTTTGGAAAGAACTCGTCACAACTAAAACATTTTGCTGAACCATCTTTATTAATTGATAGTGCATCACTGCTTTCACAGGATGGACACGGTTGGTGGTATTTAATAAATTGTAAATTTGTTTCCATAGTTTGACCCTTAAAATTAAAAACGCTAGGCATCTAAATTAATAGACACCTAGCAAGGAGATAATTACAGAGACTTATGTTTCAGTCTCTTCACTTTCAGTGGTGTTCTCTACCTTCGCTTCTTCACACTCCATAAGCAACTGTTCTAAATTAGCTCTGTGTGTTCTAGATGCAAAGTCTAGAGCTTCAATGACGACACTAAGATTACCAACCTTCTGCACGATTACTCCTGCTTCTTGTCTCTTAGCATCATCATCTATTTTGTTGATGTCAAATAAAAATTCTCCATCATCATTTTTAATGGTGACTATCATTATTAAAACTCTTCGCCCCCATCAATAGCTTCAAACTCTGCTCCATCACCTGACTTGTATTGAACTAAGTCAATGACTTGCATAGCTTGAAAGTCTAGCCCTTTAAAGTTACCAAA